AAGCCGTCATCTATCTCTGGAAAGATACCAACCGCATCATTAAAATCGTGGAAGGTGTCCCGCAGGCGGATATCGGCAAATGGGTAGAATGGCTCCGTGAAAAGGCGCAGTCCCTAACGCCTGAGGATTTCGCAGAGGACGGCTTTCTCAAAGAGGAACGCACCATTTATGTGGGGGTCCCGCAATGCCGCGCAAACCATTAAAGCACTGCGCCTACCCAGGCTGCCCGAACTTAACCTCCGGGCAGTACTGCGAGGTGCATCGGCTGTCCGAGCGTCGGAAATACGATAAGTACCAGCGCGATCCGGACATCATCAAACAGTATCACAGAAATTGGCTGAAAATCCGTGGCCGGTACATCAGAGCGCATCCTCTTTGCGAGGACTGCCTTGAGTCCGGCAGGCTCACCCCGGCAGCGGAGGTTCACCACATACTTCCGCTGTCCCGTGGTGGGACGCACGACGAGGACAATCTTCGTGCGCTCTGCCGTTCGTGCCACAACAAGAGGCACATCGCTCTCGGTGACCGCTGAATGAAGCGTTAAACGACCGTCAGCCCCTGGTAGGGGGGTCTAAATCTCTACGACCCTTTTGTCTGGAAACGGCGTGGGGCGCCGTGTACGAAAAAAGCGAATCCAGACGCAAAAAACCAATAAATCAAAAAAATGGAGGAAGAAACATGTCGAAAGACGGTACGAATCGCGGCGGTCCACGCCCCGGTTCTGGTAGGAAACCGAAGGCAGTTGCTGAAAAGCTTGCTAATGGCAACCCCGGCGGCAGAAAGCTGACCATAGTAGATTTTGGTGATGAAGCTGAAAATCTTGTTGGTGCTGAAATGCCGCCGGTCAAAGAATATCTGAAGGCAAAGCAGAAAGACGGCAGCATTACCTGTGCCGAGGATATCTTTAAGGAAACATGGGAATGGCTGCATGAGCGCAAATGTGATCAGTTGATTCCCGTACAGCAGATTGAGCAGTATGCGATGTCTGTAGCTCGCTGGGTGCAGTGTGAAGAGGCGGTATCGGACTTTGGCTTTCTGGCAAAGAAACCGACTGGCACTGTTATTTCGTCTCCCTACGTTACCATGAGCAGGGAGTACATGAAGCAGGCAAATGCAGCGTGGTACCAGATTTTTCAGGTAGTCAAGGAAAACTGTTCTGCGGAGCTTAGCGGCCCGACTCCGCAGGACGATGTGATGGAGCGCCTGCTCCGCGCACGTTCGGGCATTCACTGACATTTTATATCGGCAGGAGGATGGCTCATGATGAGCTGTCCTCCTCTCTCGTTGGAGGAACACTATGAAACCACAGGATAAGCTCGCTATTAACAATATGCGGCTTGACGGTATATCCCCAGCAGAGATTGCTTCCCAGCTGCACCTTTCTCTGAATACCGTGTATTCCCATATCCGCAGGCATCCGCAGATTCCGAACGCAAGGACCTGCCTTTACTGCGGAAAGCCGGTGCTGCAGACGAAGGGCCGCCGGGCAAAGAAGTTCTGTTCTGACAACTGCCGTATGGCGTGGTGGAACAGTCATCAGGACAATATCAATAAAAAAGCATACTATACGCTGACCTGCAGTCACTGTGGAAAGGAGTTCACAGCTTATGGCAACAAAAATCGAAAATACTGCTGCCGGGAATGTTATATCGCTTCCCGCCAGCCCTTACAGCCCGGATAATCTGCTGATGTACCATACCTCGCTTTCTCTGGTTGAGCGGATGGTCCAGAATGGTCTTCTCACACAGATTGACTACGGGAAATCCGTTGCAATTCTCACGAAAAAATACGGCCTTCCTTCGGACAGTATTTTCGCAGAAATAGCTTGATAACCTGCCGAAAGTATGGATATATATAGTAACCCCAAATTGATACAAGGAGGCAGGCTGTATGGCAAGAACCATTGAACAGGTGCCATTCCCGGAACAGGCACCAAGGCCAAAATGCGTGGCTGCTTATGCAAGAGTCTCGTCCGGCAAGGACGCAATGCTCCATTCGCTCTCTGCGCAGGTCAGCTGTTACAGTGAAATGATACAAAAACACAAAGGCTGGCAATACGTCGGTGTGTATGCCGATGAAGCCAAGACCGGCACAAAGGATTCCAGAGAGGACTTTCAGAGGCTTTTGGATGACTGCCGGGCCGGAAAAGTGGATATGGTGATTACTAAGTCCATCTCACGCTTTGCCCGTAACACAGTGACACTTCTAAGCGCTGTGCGGGAACTGAAAGCAATCGAGGTGGACATTTTCTTTGAAGAGCAAAACATCCACACGCTCTCCGCAGATGGAGAACTGATGATGACCATTCTCGCAGGGTACGCCGAGGAAGAGAGCCGCTCAACCAGCGATAATATGAAATGGCGTATCAAGAAAAATTTTGAAGAGGGCAAGCCCTGGGACGGCACCATTCTCGGTTACCGCTACAAAAACGGCACCTATATTATAGAGCCGGAGGAAGCCGAGACCGTCCGCCGTATTTTTCGGGAATACCTTTCCGGCAGAGGCATCATTGCTATTGCAAATGATCTGAGCAGAAATGGCCTCGTCACGCGGTATGGGAATGCATGGCACAAAAACGGCGTAGCGGATATCCTGCGCAACTACACCTATACGGGTAATCTGCTGCTGCAGAAGACCTACCGGGAAAATTTCCTGACAAAGAAAACGCTGGTAAACGATGGGCAGCTTCCGAAGTACCATGCAGAGGGTACTCATGAGGCTATTATCAGCATGGCGGATTTCGAGGCTGTGCAGGCTGAGATCAAAAAACGCGCTGCCAGGTTCGCTCCGGCAGACAAGACCTACACCAACCGGTATCCTTTTTCCGGGCTCATTGTTTGCGGAATCTGCGGCAAGAACTACCGCAGGAAGGTTACTCACACCGGTCCGGTCTGGATCTGCTCCACCTACAACCAAAAGGGTAAAGCCTGCTGTGCTTCGAAACAAATCCCGGAAAATACGCTTATCGCCGTGGCCGAGGAGGTTACCGGCAGCATTGAGACAATCCACGGCAAAATAACGGCAATCAGAGCCATGAACGATAATGAACTGGTATTCTGCTTCACTGACGGCACAGAAACCGTTAAACGGTGGCAGGACCGCTCCAGGACGGAAAGCTGGACGGCTGATATGAAAGCTGCCGCCGCTCAGAAGACCAGAGACAATCATAGAAAAAAGATGGATACCACCATTTGACTATACACGATTCCCATTATAATCCCCGTTATGATTTCGGTTTCTGATTTCATAACAGCTTTCATGCACAGGAGGTGCTTAAAATGCCTACAGCAAAAAATGTAACGGTTATCCCAGCCACATTCAATCCGCAGACCCGCAGACCGCTTCAGCAGCTTTCCCGCCGGAAGGTGGCCGGTTATGCCCGCGTGTCAACTGATTCCGATGAGCAGTTCACCAGCTATGAGGCCCAGGTCGATTATTACACAAATTACATCAAGGCCAATCCGGAATGGCAGTTTGTCAACGTCTTTACGGATGAAGGCATCAGCGGCCTGAACACCCGGAAGCGTGAGGGATTCAACGAGATGATTTCTGACGCTCTTTCCGGAAAAATTGATCTGATCGTCACAAAATCGGTATCCCGTTTTGCCCGTAACACCGTTGACAGCCTTTCAACCATCCGTAGACTCAAGGAGCACGGCACGGAGGTCTACTTTGAGAAGGAGCAGATCTGGACCTTTGACAGTAAAGGCGAACTGTTGCTTACAATCATGAGCAGTTTAGCACAGGAGGAGTCCCGCTCTATCTCCGAAAATGTTACCTGGGGCAGACGAAAGCAATTCTCAGACGGGAAATACAGCGTGGCATACAGCCAGTTTCTCGGGTACCGACGCGGTTCTGACGGGCTTATGGAGATTGCTCCGGATGAGGCCGAGGTCGTCAAGCGTATCTACCATATGTTCCTTGACGGCAGCTCGTCCAGTCGTATTGCGAAAACGCTCACCAAAGAAGGCGTACCGACGCCTGCCGGAAAGACCGTATGGCAGACGGCTGTCATTGAGAGTATTCTTACCAACGAAAAATATAAGGGCGATGCCCGGCTTCAGAAGAAATTTACCACAGATTTCCTAACAAAAAAGCTGAAGATCAATGAGGGAGAAATTCCGCAGTACTATGTTACCGATTGCCATCCTGCTATCATATCTCCTGCTGAATGGGAGCAGGTCGATAAAGAGTTCAGACGCCGGAAAAGCTGCCCGAAGGCCCGGTTCACCGGAAACGCATTCTCAGGAAAGATTATCTGCGGAGACTGTGGCGAAGCTTTTGGCCCCAAGGTCTGGCATTCCAATGACCCGTACCGAAAAGTCATCTGGCAGTGTAACGCCAAGTTCAAGAACAAAGAAAAATGCTCCACGCCGCATTTGACGGAGGAGCAGATACAGGACGCATATAAAATGGCGCTCGGCCAGTTGATTGTTGACCGGGAGCGGTTTGTGGAGGACGGTAGATTGCTCAAGGCCGAGCTTGCTGATACCACGGCGATTGACCGGCAAATTGAATCCATCAACCAGGAGATGGAGGTCGTTGCCGGACTCATCAAACAATGCATTGACAATAACGCCTCCAGCGCAATGGATCAGGAGGAATATGCCAAGCGGTATGACGGGCTGGTGGAACGCTATGAAAAGCAAAAATTCAAGTTGGAAAGGCTGCAGGCTGAAAAGGCTGAACGGGAATTTAAGGAGGAGGTCCTCAGCGGATTTCTTTTTGAAATAATCGAACTGGAGGATATGGATACAGCCTTTCACCCGGTGCGTTTCAGTAAGACTGTTGACCATATCACCGTATACAGTGATGGCAGGCTGGTATTCACTTTCTTCATCGGGAAAGAGATAACCGTGGAGCTTTAAGCCCCTATTTTTTGCAAACGGTCGTTTAACGAATTGCGGCTGTTTAACGATTACAGAGTACCAGATATAGCGCTTTCACGCTTTCCAGTGCTCTGTATTACACTCTATATGGAAACAGTTAGACCCGAAATGCACAGACCGACTTCGGAAAGCCTTACAGCGCAGGCGTTTTCGGCAGTAAAATAACGAAACAGCGAATTGACACATCGTATCAATTCGCTGTTTCTGATTTGAAGCGAATAGCAATCATTGATACAATGCGCCCTCTGCGCTCTCAATGCACCCAATGTTATAAAGGATTTGAGGGCGATTTCGGAGTAAAACATAAGGGACAGAACGGACTAAAGGGACAAAACACAGCCTGTCACTTCTGTCTCTTGTATTATCTGCCGTATTTTCGTCCGCGACTCCTGCTCCGCAAGTAGCGACAGTACCATTGGCATAGACTCGCTTTGGCTGCCCAGCGAATACAAGTGTTCGGCTTCAAAGATTATCCCAACAGACGGGTGCAGTTTGGAAAGCTCCCGTGTAACGGATATAACATCGGTGATGCTGCGTCCGATTCGAGAAATGTTTTTTGTAAGTATATCATCAACTCTGCCGGTTCTGCAATCAGAAAGAAGTCTCTGAAGTTCCGGCAGCTTGGGGGTATCCGTGCCAGAACAGGCAATATCACGATAGACACCGACAATTTGGAATGTAGAGTTACTGGCGGCCACATCGCGCAGATGAGCCTCCTGAACAGCATATGCAGGGACTTCACCCGAAGCCGGCTCCGTGGCAGTCCTAACATAAAGCGCTACACGACGGTTGCCGGTTAGGTTATTCTCCATCAATATCGTCCTCCAGCAGCTTCGGAAATTGCTTCTGCATCTTTGCGATGGATTCGAACAAGTCTCGATTCTTGTCGATGATACGCATGGCGGCGGAATGAGCCTTGTGTTTTAGATTATTTTCTTCCATTTCTCCAAATGTAACCGGACGGAAGTCATTTACATCCACCCCGGCATTGAGCATAAGTTCGGAGCGTTCTATCAGCGGCCAGTAGTCAGCATCGGTGTTGCCGTGTATATGACCGAAAACCATATAACTGCCCTTACCGCTGCACGGCCACGACATCATGGGATAGTGGCAGGCAGTGATATTATGCTTCCCATCGGAAAAGTGCAGCATGGGGTTAACGCTGAGAAAAAACTTGTCTAATGGCACCTGCTTCATCCACTTTCGGTCGTGGTTCCCGGTAATCAGATGTTTCTTTCCCTTAAGGCGGTCGAGATAGCTCTCAGTCGGGGTTTGATTCCGAAACAGCAAATCGCCCAAAATATAGACCGTGTCGCCATTTGTTACACGCTCGTTCCAGTTGGCAATGAGAGTTTCATCCATCTCCTCCACACATGAAAACGGACGCCTGCATAGCTTTATAGCGTTGGCATGTCCGAGGTGCAAATCACTTGTAAAATAAATCATTCCGGCTCCTTATAATTCCTACAGGCTTCTTCGATGGCCTCTCTTTCTCCCGGTGCGTGCAGGCATCCGAAGCGCTGCCAATAATTCGCCCAGCCCATAAGCAGCAGGTCGGGTGTTCCGGCACTACGAATCAGTATCGGGTCACAACCTCTCTCCACTTTTTCGAGGATACTATCAAAAGCAGCGGCAAATTCATCTCTGGTAAAATGGGGCAGGCGTTCAACATCAAGTGCGTCTTTCGGCATTGTGCCCTCCTCCCAGTATTTCGGCTATTTCCTTTTGGGCATCTATATAGCCTTCGGCATGGCCTTTCCTGCGCTCTGCACGGAGCGCCGAAAAGAAGTGCTTCCGTTCAACGACTAACGGCAGTGTGGCATCGGGCGCAATATACTCCGGCATCTCCGCCCAATGGGATATCTCCTTTGGCTTACGGTCGAACCCGTTTGACCACCATGCGCCGGTATCTGCCATATAGCCCTCATGTACTGTAGGCAGCGGGGCTTCCTCCGGCATGTAAACGAGTACGGAAACAAACGGAGTCGGGATCCGCTCCTCGAGCGTATACCAAATCATGCTAATACCTCACCGAACTTCCGCATACAGGCTTCAAGCCAGTCGGATGCCACACCCCAGTTGCTCTGGTTACCACAGAAACGAATGAAAGCCAGCAGCAACTGGTTCACGGTAATGTGTTGCTCGACACACCACAGTTCTGTTGTGTGCAGAAGTTGGTCATCTATTTCAACAGACACATCCACAGCGTCAGCACTGCAGTTATGTTTGTACTGTCCTATTTCCGCATCCCAGTCGATGAAGCCTCGTGGAACATTCCCATAGGGCATGAAATGAAAAATCTGGTATCTGTTTTTCAGCAGTTTAACGCCATACTTATCAAGCGCCGTGTCGTGAAATACGACCATCAGCACCTGCTCGTCCAGCGGGACAAAATTAGTGGGTATAATTGTACTCATCACTTATTCCTCCGTGCCTCTGATGATGTTCATCTGGTCGGCCATATTTCGCAGTGTATTGGCAAGAAAAGAGCATAAGCGTTTGAGTCCTTCCTCGTCCAGCCGTGACATGAATTCGTTTTGTTCCGCTTCGGTCAGGTCGGTATAACAGCGATTGCACCATTTCCCGTCACGTTTGACGCGGTAGTATACGCCGTCCAGATTGCGTTCTTTTGGATATACCTGCTCACTCATAAGAAACCTCCTCGCCGAATTCATCGGCATCTATGGGATAGAAGCTCATCCGAATCTCGCTTAATTTGTAATAAGATAAAGACCTGTATTCTTCCTTGAGGTCATCTACGCTCTCAAAGAGCTCTGCAAAGCCGAGGAGAATATCGTTGTCCGGCAGGACTATCGCCTCGCGGATGAAGCCGTGCTTTGCCATCGTGTCCTCATATAAGGACTCATCTGAAAACTTGCGCTCCAGCTCGTAGGGCGTATAGAATTTTTTGAATACCCAAAAGCGGAATATGCGATTCTCCGTTGCCTTTACAAAATCCGCGAAGCTCTCATAGACGCTTTGGGGAAAGGTTTTATTTTCCATAGTGCTCCTCGTACCACGCTTTCTTTTTCTCTATTTCCTTCATTATCTCCGTAATGTCGTAATCGGAATACTCTGCGGCCGCTTCCACAAAGTCAACTATAAGGCTGCCACTGAGCACATGCTTGTAGCCTGAGTACCATCGAAAGCCGGAATCCGTCGATACGGTCGGCTCTATCGCCTCATCGTATGAAATGAACAGACTGTCATCCTTAAAAAGATGATTGAAGGTGTAATTCGGCACATAGAGTAAATGCTTCACGCCCTTTGCGGACATATAGCCCTGCCGCTTATACATGTACCCATGCACATACCACGGTGGCAGCACAGATGGGAGTATTTTTGTAGGGTACTTCCCATAGGAATACAGGTATCCGTTTGGACTTGGCTCCCCGTCAAAGAAGTGCTTGCTGAGTGGACTTTCCATGTACAGCGTCGCCGTCAGTCGCAGATACTTAGGTGGCTCTCCCGTTTCCCTGAAAGTATAAATGCTGTTTTTTGTCCGTACCACATGCACCATTGTAGATTTATCCAGCGTATGCTCTTTCACGGTTGTGGTATGGATTCGGCTGGTCATCCTGCCGGGATACAGAATCCACATCCGCTCTCCAATATCGACACGAGGAATGACAGCATTAAACCCCGTTATCTTTTCGTACAGCGTCCCTTCAATATCTCTGTCCTGCCCGTAAGTGGTGGTAACGGACTCGATGATGACATACATCACAGCGCCTCCTCGTGAATTCTGTTTTACAGTTTTGAGCTGTTATCTTCATTCTCGCCACTGGGCAGACATTCCATCGAGATGAACAGAAAATGCATGCGGTCGATGCGCTTGTCGATATGCCAGTGACCACAATACCACTGGTCATATGATAGTTTCTCTTCTATGGTACCCAGCCAATCCTCTGTGCTGCGGTCTACCGTGCTCTGGTCAAGTCCGGTCAAGAACGCTTCTGTGGGGATATATCGTCCTGGGCAGGTGTGCGAGAGGACAATATCTATCTGCTGGTTTACAGCGTCCAGCGCCGATTCCACCGACTGCTTTATCTCCGGGGACGGCTGTTCATCGGAAAACCATGGGGCACCGCGCTGCAGACGGTAATATTTATCCACGGAGTACGCACCGCCGATGACGATGGCCTTCTTACCGTCAAAGTCGAAAATCTCTCCATCCTTCGCAAAGAGCAGGTTCGGATATTCATCTTCAACATATACCGTGCCACCACGCCATGAAGCAGTATGATATCTTTTGAGCGTTGCCGGACGCATTTCATGATTACCGTGAATGCAGAAAACTGTGACGTTCTCCGCATTGAGCCGACTTTTTGTTCGTCTGTCACCTCTGTTATTGCCGAAATAGTTGAGTCCGGCATCGCCCAATATGACGATGACATCATCGGGGCCTATATCAAACCGATGAATGGCATCTATAATACGGCGCACATCGCCGTGAATGTCTCCTGTAAAATAGATCATTTACATTCCTCGCTTCCGTTGTTCGTTTACTATTATTTTCCCCTGTTTGTCAGGCTGAGTCAATAGAATCGGCGTTTTCATAACAGCTATGATTTCATATAGCAAGCCACCGTGCTATAAAAACACGATGTCTTGCTTTTGTTATGACTGGAGGTCTACCGTAAGACCTCAGGGTTATCGCCGAATGCCGTAGGGCGTGTTAATATTGGTCACGAGAATCCTTTTCGAGCATCCATCGGTTGTCACGAAGACAGTGCTTCACGAATTTGACAGTTTCATAAATGAAGCGCTTTTCGTAACTGCTGCAGTCGGACATCAGCTCCGTAAGCTCTGTGGCATACTCGGCGGTATCGCCGGTCTGATTGCCGTATAATAGCTGGTCAATCGTGATGTCGAATGCATTGGATATCCGCACCAGCGTTTCCAGACTGGCCTTCTTCAGCGCTGTCTCAATGTGGCTTATGTAGGAAACCGACATATCGATTTCTTCCGCAAGCTCCGCTTGAGATATATGCTTCAAGGTGCGGATTTCTCTGATTCGCAGTCCGATGTGCGTGTAGTTCAAAGACATAGTATCACCTCCTATCGCGTATATTTTCGCAGATTATATACACGATAGTGGAAGCGACCTGTTATCGGCTGTTCATCACTTCTCCGATAGAGGGTATTATAAACTATAAGCTATGAAGAAGGAGGGGGTGCGGCGTGAACGGCAGGGCAAAAAAGCTCGGTGCGCGGATACAGGAAGCACGAAGAGCACAGAATATGAGTCAGGTCGATTTTGCAGATAAGCTGAATATCTCCCTTTCCCATATGAGCGATATCGAAACGGGCAAGTCAAACTTTGGTGTGGATATCCTAATGCGGATAACCGAGGTTTTACAGCTCTCTGCAGATAAACTGCTCCGCACGGATATCCCGGAAGTGAACGCGATATACGCTGCCGAGGTCGAATCTATTCTGGACGGCTGCACCCCGGAAGAGGCAGACGCACTGCTAAAAATGCTTCGCGAGATGAAATCAGCCATCGGCAAAACGAGATCGCTTAGAAGAGACGGCGACTAAAGCCGTGGAATAAAACGATTCGACAGTATAACCCATTATACCCAACTTGACAAAATGGTTATAATGGGTTATGCTTTTATCATCGGAGGTGACTCGTTTATGGATAAAGCAGAAATAACTATACGCATCGCAGAACTGGAGGCTCAAATCGCAGAACTTCCCAGAGGCAGCGTCGTATATAAAAGCATTAAGGGCAAGAAATGGCCGTACCTCCAATGGACGGAGGGCGGTAAGTCCAAGTCGCAGTATGTCAAGGAAGAAGATCTTGCGCTTGTGACCGAACAGGTAGCGCAGCGGAAAGCAATACAGGCAGAGCTGAAATCGCTGAAAGCTAAAGCGCCGAAGCAAACGCAGGTTACTCTCCCTGTCTTCAAAACAAATGTCATCACTGGCAGCGGGCTTATGGCGATGACCGATGGTATTAAGGGTTGGAAGAAGCGTGATTGCTTTGCTATACTCCAGAAGTATCTGAAAGGCAAAGCGACTGACCGCGTATGCCTCGTTTATGGGCTGCGTCGCACAGGTAA